AGTTGTGGACTGTCCGATTCTATTATCAAAGAATCTACAGCCGGGATTAAGAATAGCACCATACAGTGAGTTAAGGTTAATCTTTTTAACTAACTGACGTTTATCCCAATATTCTTCCTCAATTTTATTGCCGGCCTGGATACATTCTCTTAATTTGGCCTGCATTTCTTTACGTTCTTTATACCAACGTGCCAGCAGACCTGGAATGATTCCTTCTACTTCGTAAGTAAAAATAGTTCCGTTGGCTGAAAGCATCCAAGGCTGATTGCTTTCAAAAATTAAATCATAGATTTGTGCGGCGCTGAGAGTATCGTTACCACCACCTTCCCAATCGATAGTGATTTCTCTACCAACTTCTCTGTTCATTACAGCAGTATATTCAAGGCTACCAAAGATACCTTCCCATGCTGCCGCGAATGATTTGCCTTTGGCCATTTCTGCTTCGATATATGCTTTAGTTCCGTCTGGACGTAGTTGGCCCACAATAGTTTCCGGACCCATGTTTAATGCACGAATCGCACTAGGATACAGTGAGTTAATATCTAGTGAACCGATCCACTCGTGGATGCCTTTCTTAGGATAGGCAACATACGCACCTGCGGCCTGTGTGTCTCCGTGTTCGTCCATCTTTTTACGATTGGGAACGATCATTCCTCGTCTATGAGCTTCATTAATAATCGCCTGTTCAGTAACAGCCACAGCACCCATAGTAGTCTGTAACAGAACTGTGTTTTCGTGTGCAATCTTGTTAGCTAGATCCAAGAACTGTAATTTTTTATCTAGTTTATCTAAGAGAGCACAGTCTTGTCTATTATATTCAATAAACTTTTTAAAGTCATTGTTATAAAGCTGATCTAATGTCCCTTCATAGACAGTTTTACTTTCGCCGATTTCCATTTCACCGATTGCATCCAATCGATATGTGTGGCGTTCTTCATAGGTATATTTTCTATAAAGTTCGAGACTGTCAAGATGAACACGACCAATTAGATCATAAGTAACAGCACTCTTTCCATATTTTTCGTATTCTCTTTTCTTAGGATAACAGTTCCAAAGACAGAAACGTTTAGTATCCTCTTTTGACAGAACTTTAGTTACACGATTAACTGTATAGGGAATATCGAAACCTTCTGAGTTCCAACCACTTAAAACATCAGCATCTTCGATAAGATCTAAGAATGTATCTAACATCTCTGCTTCGGTTTCGAACAGCATAGTGTTGGGAAAATCTTTTACAGCTTCTTTAGCTTCGATGATATTGATGGTCTTTGGGGGAATGGCCAAACAGATTAATGTGTCCATCCATTGCAAATGAACAGCGATAGCAGTAATAGGCATGAATGCATCTTCTGGCGAAGCATAGCCACGTTCTGGATCAAAGTCCACTTCAATATCAAAGAAAGCTACGTTCAGTTTTGGAGCATCGACATTTAGGTAATGATCTTCTAGACAGCGATAAATGGGGTTAATATCGCTTTCGTAAAGTTTTTTATTTGAATGTATCGCAAGTTCTTTGCGAAGTTCTTTGATATTTTTACAACTGACCTTATTAAGAGGCTCACCCTTGATAGATTGATATTTTCCTCTTGGGTCGTGATAGTAAAAAATGTGCTTGGCAGGGTAGTCTTTAAAATGCCTCTGCCCTTTGTCATCACGCTCAACGACACGAATCATGTCGTCGTCGCGATCGTAGAATGCGTCAACGTAACTCAAATTTTTCTCCTATGCAATTTACGGCTTGCAAATACCTAATGTGCGGTTTATGGCCTCGCCTACCATCTAACTTTATTTAACTAATTAGCATTCTTACCAGCCCAAGCGTATCAATGGTGGTGAGCAAGATGTAGTTAGCCAGCATACCAAAAGATTTCCTAGTCCAAGCAGCCCAAGCATACATAGCACAACCAGCAATCCAAACAGGATATAAAGCAAGGAGTGGAGGATTGGGAACCGTGAGCGCCATTGTGATAGAGCATCCAATTGAGACAGCCCAAGCAAGGAGCTCAACAATAAAACGTAAACGGTTAGATGCCCAATCATCTTTTATCCATTCAAATGTTGGTTTTAATAAATCTATCATTCTGGCAATCTCTTGGTTACACCAAGGATCATTTCAATTTCATCCCACTCTTGCTCGTGTTCTTTCCAATTGTCTTTGTGCGCGATACGGATGGCTTTATTAATCCAGCTTGGTTTGATTTGTAGTTCTTCTGCTACTGCCTTAACAGTTTCTTTTAAGCCTTCTTGAAGATCTTCTACTTCTCGTAGAACATTGCCGCCTTCGTTAATCAAACGCTCGAGTTTGGCTTTTTCTTCGGGACCGTAAATTTTTGACATAATTTTCTCCTTATAGGACTATTATATAGTCATAAAAAAAGCCAGTCAACTAAGGACTGGCTTAGGTTTACCAAAAAGATATTATGTGCTTAGACTTTTAGACATTCCTACTTGTGATAGCATCATGATACCTAAAATGCCAGGAATAATTAACCATCCCGGTCCACCAAAGAATCCTGCAATAGTAGCTGCGGTTCCTCCTAGTGTGCCGATCACACTGACTAATTTTTCTCCTAGAGTGGCATTTTTATCCCAGGCATCAACACCGCCCAATGTTCCCATTCCGCTTTTTGGATCAACCTTTTTCTGACCAAAGAAATCTTTTACTGCGTCCATTGGCCCTTCTTCGATAGATTCAGCAGCTGGTTCTGGTTTCTTCACACCCAGTGCCTTAGCCACAGCTTTGATATTATCTAATGTGAAGTCTGATGCGTCGGCCTTATCTTTACCTAAAACTTTCTGTGCCGCAGCTTTCATCTGATCTTGTTCTTCACTGCTAAATTTTGGTGCTACCTTAGACATAATAAATGACTTGACTTTGTCAAGCATTCCTTCGTCTAATTGTATACGACTTTCACTGATGTTTTTTTTTGATTCGCTGAGCACGTCATACATTTCAAATACGCCGCCATTGCGTTCGTAGATAAGACCTGCATATAGTTCAGCTTTCATGCCTTCGCCTAGTTTGTTAGTAGCAACACGAGAAGCCCATGTAAACAATGCCTTGTCTACAGGATCGATTTGTTGTTGGCCACCACTTTCTTGAACTAGCTTAACCATTTCTTTGAAAGATAGTTTTGTTTCGACTGATTCTGCAACTACTTTCTTAGAAGTTTTTACAGACTCATTCTTTTTACCAAAGTATTTTGCCTGCTTGTCGCTCATACCTTTCTTGCCATCTTTCTTGTCACCGCCTTTTTCAGAAGCAGCTTTTTTCATTGGCTCTTTCTTGTCACCGTCTTTGTCAACGTCTAAGAAATCTGGCTTTGCACCTTCGTCCATTTTCTTTTCTTTCTTGGCTTTTTTATCTTCTTTATCAGACTTCTTAGCCTCAACCATCTTTAGGAATTTGGATTTAAATTGATCAGGATCGATAGATTCTTTTTTGGCTTTCTTTGCTTTGCCGCCTTTGTTTGCTGGAGCATCTTTATCATCATCGTCGTCTTTAGGTTCTTCGCTGCCGCCATATGCTGATGTAGATTTGTGAACTAAACCAGTTTTAGTTTTAGTAGCAACACCTTTCGATGTAGTTTTCTTGTCGCCTGGTTTCGCATCAGCATCGAACACTTCGTCTACTTTCTTTTCTTCTTTCTTTTCTTCGGCTTTTTTCTTAGCTTCTGCGATATAAGAAGAAGTTCCTGCTAGAACACGTAGTTGAGCATCTTCGTTAAGCTGAACTGCTTTTGGTAATTCTGGAGCTGGGATAACTGTAATTTTGTCATCCATCGAGCTAATTTTTGTAATTAATGATTTAAAGTCCATAGTCCTGATCCTAAAGGTGTATAATGTATTTATCTCTTGACTGCTGAGCCGCCAAACAAGCTAACGCCCGTATCCAGCGCATTTCTAGCAGTTCCGTCGGAATTTTTTGGTTGAGAAACTTTGGGCTGCGGAGGCGCTTTAGTGCCGCTTTTACCAGGTGATCCTATATAGCTCTTTTTTCCACGAGCGTTTCCTGGGCTTATATGCGGATTAACGACGGTAGCGATATTACCTGCCGACGTAGCACCAGCTGTAGCTGTTTCGAATATTTCTCTTATTTTCATAACACAATATTTATTTCTTTTTTCCGCTCTTCATATTAGCGCACCAGTGAGCCATACGTGCTTTTTCGCCTGAACTGTTCTTGGCAGTTTTACGCAACGAGCTAACACTAGCTTTGCAATTTACACCGCTGCGTTTAGCTAGACCCTTACGTCCTGGCTTTTTGCCGTCGGCAAAGTTTTCACTAATAAATTCTCTAGCTCTCATTTCATAGCCACCATAAATTTGTCATGCTTTTCTTTTCGTTGGTCTAGATGCTTCATCCCAGGGTTGATAGGTTTAGTTACAGATTTTGTATCTTTAAAACTGTCAACTTTATCTCGAACACGTTCCTTCCAATACCATACAGCAACCTTGGCTGCTATTTCTGGACGTTCGACTAATTCAGGTTTTTCAACTAAAGGCAAGCCCAAGGCTTGTCCGGCACGTTTGTAGTTATCTTTTCCAGTGAGCTGTATG